TGCTCAACTATGGGTGGAATACAGCAGAGATAAAGGAAAAGATGGAAGAAAAATACCCGGAATTGAAAAATGAAACTGTAGTCAGGTTTATCCTGATGAAAGAAAAAAAATGATAATTTATGGATGTTCGCGAAGTCATTGACCGCATCAACGAAGATATTGCCGAAATTGTAGGCAATTACGTTGAACTGAAAACAATAGGCAATAAATACAGGGCGTGTTGCCCGTTTCACAACGAAAAAACACCCTCGTTTACTGTTACTCCAGCCCGTGGAATTTACAAGTGTTATGGCTGTGGCAAAGGTGGCGATGCCATCAGCTTTTTGCAGGAGTCTCAAAATATCGGATTCAAAGAAGCGGTTGAAATAGGAGCCAAAAAGCTTAATCTGGACTTTGCCTGGATCGCCGATAAATCGAACTTTAACGACGAAGAATACAAGCACAAAGAAGCGCTCCGGATTGCCTGTCAGAAAGCCGCTGAATTCTTTGCCGAACAATTAAAAGCCAGTCCCGAAGCAATCAGGTATCTTGCCGATCGGGGATTTGATCCTTTTTCGTCAACATGGACAGAACCGGCAAAAGTAAAAGCCTCGGTGGCTGAACCTGTAAACACCGAACTGGTAGAACTTGATTCATTGTTATACGAAGCTGCCGAACTTGTCATATTTAACCAGAAATGTTTGGCATCAGCACTTCAGAAAAAATTTTCGATTGGCTACAATCGCGCCGAAAAAATCATTGATCAGCTTGAGCTTGCCGGAATTGTTGGCCCGCTGAATGGCTCAAAGCCCAGGAATGTTTTAATTTCTGATTTGGATGTTGATTCTGACCAGTTAAAAGCATTGCTTGCCATGAATACCGCTATGCCTTCGATTGCTTCGCACTCAGGCGACGCTGCATCGCTCCCTGAGCGCGAAGCAGTCGAAGGGAGTTCCCCAATGGAGCACGACAACAATATTCTGCCGTTCTCCATCGGTTTTGCGCCTGATGGAAATGTTCTGCTGAATTGGGCCAAACAAAACGCGGTTGGATTGAACTTGCTGATCGAGGCCGATCTGATCAAGTCGAAAGATGGGCGCGAATACGACACTTTTCGAAACCGGATCATGTTCCCGATTTGCAGCAAGTCTGGAAAAGTGGTAGGATTCACAGGTCGAACCCTAAGCACCGATAAGGCTATTCCTAAATATCTGAATACCGGCGACACTCCCATATTTTGCAAAGGCAAAGAACTGTTTGCCTTGAACCTGGCACGTAACGAAATTAAAAAGGAGGATAAAGCCTACCTGGTTGAAGGTAATTTCGACGTGACCCGATTACACCAGATAGGGGTAACGAACACCCTGGCACCCTGCGGAACTGCCTTAACTGTCGATCAGGCCAAATTACTGAAGCAATACACCAATAAAGTGACCTTGATTTATGACGGCGATTCGGCTGGCCAGAAAGCAATGTCGAAAAATGCAGAGATCCTGATCCGGGAACAGTTTCACGTTTCGGTGATAATTCTTCAGGAGAAAGAAGATCCTGACACAGCATTTAAAACCATTGCAGCATTCGAAAAGTCGAACCAGGAACAACCTGATTATATTATTTGGAAAACAATTAATGTTTCAGAAAAGAGCCAAAACCCAGCATACAAGGCCGAACTGATTAAAGATATTTCGTTCCTGGCCACCCGATATGATGAACCATCGAAGCATGATGTCTACCTCGATGCAATTTCAAAGATAATAGGGCCGAAAAAGCTTTGGCAAGATCATTTTAAACAATGGTTGGCCGACAAAGCACCGGTTGAAACTAAGAAATCAAGGGCTATCCCGGCCAATGTTTCGTTAGACGAATATTACGAACGTGGTTTCTATGTCGATCACAACTGCATGTATTTTCAGGATTCGAAAGGCTCGCCAAAACAGCAAAGCAATTTCACCATGACCCCGCTTTTTCACATCGAAAGTACTGTGAATGCAAAGCGATTGTACGAGGTAAAAAACAACCATGGTACGGTAAGGGTAATCGAGATCCCGCAGCGCGACCTGGTATCGATATCAGCATTCAAGGTGAGAATTGAAAGCCTGGGCAACTTTCTGTGGACCGGATCGGAAACCGATTTAAACCGGTTGAAAGCCTGGTTGTACGAAAAAACAAATTCGGCCAAAGAAGTTAGCCAAATGGGATGGCACAAAGATGGATTGTACATCTGGGGAAATGGAATTTACAACGGCAAATTTACCGAAACAGACAGCTACGGAATTGCTTCAAACGATGGTGTGAATTACTACATTCCATCGGCATCGCGCATTTATTCAGGAGAAGAAAACCTGTACGAATTCGAGCGCAAATTCATACATGTAGAAGGAAACATTTCACTCAGGGAATATGTGAAGAAATTCACCAAAGTGTATGGCGACAACGGGAAAATAGCCCTCAGTTTCTACTTTGCCAGCCTGTTCCGTGATATCATTGTCCGCCGGTTTACAAAATACCCTATTTTAAATATGTTTGGTCCCAAAGGAGCCGGTAAGAATGCCTGTGCTGAATCGCTGCTGCACTTTTTCGGACGGCTTCCGAAGATCCCGAACCTTCACAATACAAGTAAGGCCGCTCTGGCCGATCACGTAGCCACCAGTTCGAATGCCCTGTGCCTGCTCGACGAATTCCGCAATGATCTGGAGATGGAAAAGCGCGAATTTCTGAAGGGTTTATGGGACGGTACCGGACGCACCCGGATGAACATGGACAAGGACAAAAAGAAAGAAACTACGTCGGTAGATCAGGGAGTAATTGTTTGCGGACAACAGATGGCCACGGCTGATATTGCGCTGTTCTCCCGATTTATTGCGCTCAGTTTCTTCCAGGTCGAATTTAGCGCTGAAGAGAATACCCGGTACGAAGAGCTGAAGGAAATCAACGAGCGCGGCATAACTCATATTACCCACCAGATACTAAAGCATCGTGCATATTTCAAAGAGCACTACTCGAAAAAGGTCGACGAAATTTCAATACAAATGGAAGGAATGCTGAAAGGTCAGTTAATTGAAACCCGAGTATTTAACAATTGGCTGATGATAATGGCCGCGTATGCTACTATTGCCGACGAAATTGAATTACCCTGGGACAAGACCGAAACCATCCAGCTTGCCGTGAAACTGATGCTCCAGCAAAATGGAGAAATGAAAAAGAACGATGATTTAGGTCATTTCTGGAAAACTGTGGAATACCTGGCCAGCTCGAACCTGTTGTTCGATGGCGGCGATTACAAAATTGAATACGCCAAAGAAGCCAGTTATACCAAGATGGAAAACGGGAAGTGGAAAACCGACGTTATAAAATGGATAGAGCCAAAGAACCTATTATATCTGACGCTTAGCCGTGTATTTTCGATGTACAAAACCCAATGCCTCCGCGAAGGCGATAAGCCGCTCCCTGAAAGCACAATTGAATACTACCTGAAGAATTCGAAAGCATTTATATTCGAGACTAAAAAGGAAGGATTTAAGAAGATAGACCCCAGAACAGGACAGCAGGAAGTCGAAATTGTTGAATCGACTGGACCCAATGGCGAAAGAATTACAAACTCAAAAAAGAAACGCACCAGCACCACCGCTTTTATTTTTGACTACGACCTGCTAAACATCTCGATTGAAACAAATGGCGGGGAACCTGAAAACAGCCAGGAAGATTTTAAACCGCATTTAAAACCGGTCGAAACTCAGGAGAAAATAAATTTTGAAAAGAAAACAGATCCAGAACCTAAAGATCCGTATAAAGATGATTTACCATTTTAAACGAGTAAATATGATTGATTTAAAAAGCGTCAAGCCCATTGATTTCAAGATCGTACCGGCTACTAGTTTTTGTAACGGCTGTGTATTCCTGGATGACTCGAATGATTGCAAAATCTGTAAGATCACACGAGACCTTGACTTGATGGATCTGGCAGTAGATATCGACTTACATTTTAAAGTGAATTGCTATAAAGACAAAATTATTTACCAAGTAAAACTAAAACAATGAAAAAGTACTACGTTCAAACAAATGTGAACATGCAGGCAAAGAACAATGCCTGGAGAAAACTACAGGAATTTGCACATGATCAGAATGGAACGCTTATCCTGGGAGATGATACCCTGAATGAGTTTGTCTATTGGGTAGAAGCAAAGGTTTATCAGGTAAACAAAGAAAATCCAAGGTGCCAGGATATCAGTGTCAGTACACAAACTGGTACAAACCTTTCAATATTTGCTTCAGTTCAACCAGATCATGCCTTTAGTATGACATTTTTACCAATTAAGCGGGAAATGAGCCAGGAAGGTGTAGCAAAATGACAACAGAACAAAAAGATGAACTGCGCTTTAGCGTTGCAAGGCATTGGGCTTGTGATAAAATAGATAAGCAGCGCTGTAATTATTCTCCTGATTATACTTTAGAGCTACTAAATCACAAAGGCTTAGAAGATGCCAGGTGTTTGGTTCGCATGATAGTTAAAGAGGTTGAATCTCATAATTCTGCAATCAAATCGAAACAAACATTACTTAGAAACCTTCGATATTCGCGCAAATGGTTATCAAGTTCATTATTCACAGGACTTAATGTTCCTTACAGAAAAATTGATGAATTGATTATAGCCAATCCGGATGCTGAGAGCTATACCATTTATCTTAAATTGATCACTCGATGAATGTAAAATTTCATATCTACAGCGCGATGTAGATACCGGGAAGACCCGGCATAAGTTCTTGTTTGCTGAAGAAAGAAGCATTTTAATGACCGGCATCCCTGTAACCCATGCCGGCACAACTTACCAGGTTGATTCGCTTGAGTGGATTAACCGGAGAGCCGGAGTATTAAAGGCGATTTGTTTAGAAGTACCTAAAAAAGAATAATATGGAACAGAACGAACAGGCTGAGCTTCGTTGGAAATGCCGTTACTCCCACGACGATGAACCCGATAAATACGGACGATGGGCACGAAAGTGTTTTTTCAAGGACCGGCACATTGCCTAGGTTAAACGATTTGAATTAAATGGTCGGGTTGAATTTGCCGTTTCCACACAATTCCCGGTAAATGGTAACGATATGCCACACTATTGCAGCCATTTCAATACATTCAAAGGAGCGAAAGAATGTGTTGAGTATTTTTGGGAGAAATTCAGAGATATATGCCGGTGATTCTATTATGCGAAGCTGCCAGATCCTGAAAGGTCTGGCATTTTTAATTAGTGCCGGGAGCGTAGAGATAAGAAAAGGGATAGTCCGGGTACCAATACCAGGCTACAAAGAAACACTCACCAAAGACCCGGAAATCGATATACAGAACATTGCACCCGGACCGAACAATCAAAACCCAACCATACACAAACAGAGCGAACCGGTACACCTAATCAACTTATTAATCACCGCAGGTAGTAATTAATAATTATATAACTAAAATATTAGTTTTAAAATACTGTTTAATACAATACCGGCGACGAAGTTCGGTGGCTGAGTTTATCGAAGCCCCCCCCTTCCACCCCCCTCAGAGAAAAATACATCAAAAATGAAGATTTAGAGAAAATAAAATACGAATAGCAATACTTAGAGCTAAAACTACTTACTTCGCTTACTTCTCTTACTTTTTCTTAATTATATTACTGTATTTCAAATAATTAGCTATACATAAATAATGTTATTCGGTTACTACAACTTACTTTTAGTTACTTCGCTTACTTTTTTTTATTAAAACTTACTTCGCAGCATAACGATTAAATTATTATATAAAATTCTGACATATTGACAGTTAATCCCGCGAAGTAAGCGAAGTAAGCAAAACACTAAAAATGTAGCCAACTTTAAGAAAAAAAATTGATCACCCACTACAGAAATAAATTGTTCAATTTTATTCGTCAAACGTTCAACATTTTGATTATCTTAGTGCCGCTTCAACTGCCGGATTTATAAACTTAAATCCGGTAAAATGCCTATTCATAAAAATGTAAATCTGGAAAATAAGCCAATAGTTACAATTTCGCTTAATCCTATCCTGGAAGCTTTCTGCAGGTTTATATTTAAAACCCCCACTGAAAGCAATGAAATTGCAATCAATTTAAAAGAAGATATTGGTCTTTTGATTCACTCTCATATTCTATCAACAAATTGCCGTCCGAAACGGCCTTCCATTTCCAATGCGGTTGATATTATTTTACCGATAACGCTACAAAATCAATATGGTCTGAAATCAGGATTTTTGTATGTAAGCAATTGGGGACTTCAGAAAATTGAAAATGGAGTTGAATATGAATTTAATAAATGGGTAAAGAGACGCTTTGAAATTGGTTACGAAAAAAACCGCGAGCGAACGGCAATTATTGAAGCGATACTCCGCGGACTGAATGTTAGGAACAATGTAGTAAATTTTGACGCCATCAAAAAAAACGATTACCGAAATCGGAGGAAAACCGAAGAAATAACTTTCAAAGAATTGTTAGAAGTTGATATTTAAATATTTACGAAATCATTTTATTAAAATTGTAAAAATTAGCTGTTTTATATAAAAATAAACCCATCATGGAAACAAAATTACTCTCGACAGATCGCCCAATTTCGATATCGTATGCATTACCCGAAGATATTGCTTCGCTGGTGCCAGGCGCCGCAAATTATAGAACAGTAACTTTCAAAACCGGGAAAAAGTGGAACCTGATCAATACTACGATCGGAACCATCGATCTACAGGAAGTTCCTGGTGAAGAAATTGGTGAAACGATATTCACAAACAACTTGTCAGCAACATGCCCCGGACATGAAGTAAACACCCCGGGTGACATCGCCGAAATTTCAGGAAGAAAACTTCTGATCAGGATCGAATACAAAAGCGGTTTGAAAAAATTGATCGGCAACCTGGAAGTAGCTCCCCGTCTTTATATTAAAACTGCATCGAACACTACTACCAGCCGGAAAGTAGAAAGTGTCTGGAAATCGCCTGATCCAAATTACTGGCTTACATAGTCCTTTAATTGCCCCTATGCCAGGAGTAATATTGTATCTATGAGAGATTCAGTATTACGACAACAATGGCAGTTCCTTCTGGCCTCGCAAATTAAACGAGGTATTTGGGCAATTCATCCCGACATAGCATTGGCTCAAGGTGCAACCATTCAGCAACTCATGAATCGCGACTGGAGCGGAATGGATCAAACGACCGAACTTGAAAAAGTACGCGCCGCTCTTCCCATTTGTGCCGTTACCGGCTCAGGCGAAACTATCTCCGGAAATTCACTGGATAAAGCTCCCCTGGGATCAACTATCATCATCCCACTGAAAGGCACCATGCTGAAATACGGGACCGAATGCACTTACGGAACTGAAGAAATTGCCGGTCAGATGTTGGAGGCTGCTGCTCACCGTAATATCTCATCCATCATTATCGACATTGATTCGGGCGGTGGTTCTGTTGATGCAGTTGCTCCGATGGTTCAGGCCATTGCCAAAATTCGTAACCAAATGAAAAAGCCGGTTGTTGCCAGCGCCGATCTTTGTGCAAGCGCAGCCGAATGGGTAGCTTCGGCTTGTACCCGTGTAGTTGCCAACAACAACATATCAGCCGAATTCGGGTCAATTGGGGTAATGATGAGCTTTTGGGACGTTCAGCCAGTTTACGAAGCTGAAGGATATAAATTCCATTCAATCTATGCCCCGGAGTCGGAATATAAAAACAGGCCGTTCAAACTGGCGCTGGAAGGAAAGTACGAAGAAATTCAGCAGGAAGAACTTTCGCCTTTGGCTATTGCTTTTCAGAATGCCATTAAAGCCAATCGCGCAACCAAGTTAAACCTTGAAGTTCCTGGCTTACTCAATGGGCGGATGTTTTTCGCTCAAAATTCAAAAGAAAATTCACTTAACGCCAAAGAGGTGGGTTTGATTGACGAAGTTGGAACAATTGATCTTGCGATCCAATATGCCCGTGACCTCGCTAAATCAGCCTTTGTGGAAAAATACGTTTCATCTAATTTTAATTAAAATGTTTAAACATTATTTGGGTTTGGTTTTAGGCTTTTTGGGAATTGAAGCATTTGCCACTAAAGACGGCAAATCTGTTCTTTCCGATGAGCAGAAACAGCGACTCTCCGAAGAATACGGGGAGAAGTTTGTTGCCAAGTTCGAGGCTGATTTGGCAAAATTTGAAGCTACCGGAGAAGATCCTGGTCGGGCTCGCCTCGAAGCTACTCTTAAAAATCTCGAAGGAAGTTTTGCAGAAATGAAAAAAACCATGGAAGCAACTACTGCCGAGAATTTGAAGCTTAAAGGACAAGTTGAAAAACTTGCCAATGTAACTGAGCCGGAACCGGCTGCTGAGTATGTATCGAACGAAAAAGGGAAAAAGGTTTTGAAATTTAAACCTAACATGGGATTTCAGCACAATAAAATTGCTGCTGATTACCTGGCTGGCGATCACCGCATATTGGCTGCCGGTGAAACAATCAATGTTGATTCGGTTATTTCCGAATTTGGCAGTTTGATTGACTATGTGAAGCTCGACATGATTGGTCAGATATTCCAGGGCTTTGAAACTGCCCAAGATCTAACTTGGAAGCGCGAAATCCATTCGTACAAGGCTGAAAAATCGTTGATTACTTCGGTAATTCAGCAATTTGTTCCTAAGTTCACGCCTCTTGGCGATACTTCTTTTACTCCGCTTGAAATTCCTTTGAGACGTTTTAAAATCAACGTTTTAATCACGCCATCTGACGTGAAAGACTGGATTTTTGGAATGTACGACGAATCGAAAGATTTGGAACAACACCCGATTACCCAATACATCGTGAATCAACTTATTGCCCCAAAAGCAATGGAAGATTTGGATGATGTTTGCGCAAACGGTGAGTTCGACGAGCTTGTATGGTCAGAAGTTGATGAAGGAGATGCTGGTCAGAATCCTTTGAAATCGATCGACGGATATTTAACACAGCTGAAAAAGGATAAAGCATTGGGCGCTGCCAAGAAAATGAACTTTATTCCTTTAGCTTCATCCATCACCGATTCTAATGTCGTGGAACAAGTTAACTTGTTTGTCGACTCGATTGACAAAAAGTACAAACGCCGCGATATGCCTGTTTATATCGATCCAACTTTGTACCGTATGTACAAACGCGCTTACAAAAAATTGTATGGCGAAGGATCTTCCGATCCACAATTTGGTGGCGATGTGATTGACTATACCCGCAATCGGCTTGCACCCAGGTACAACTTGACCGATTCAGGTGCAATTCTTACTACACCAAAAGAAAACTTCATTGGTTTGCGTCATATTAACGAACCGGGAGCTACAAACCTCAGAATGAAATCGTACGATTACGATGTGCATGTAATTGGTGAATTCCGTTTCGGTATTGGTTTCGCCATTGCTGAAGGTGTATTCTATTTTATTCCTGACGAAGTTATTGACAGCGGCGGTGCCGGTGTTTAATAAAACATACTGAGTAAGCCCCAATTAAACGGGGCTTACTTCATTAACTCTTTAAAAATTACAGATATGTTAATTTTGATTTACACCCCGGTAAGTGTACCGAAAACGGGAGCCAATCCCGGAAGACCTCAGGGGAAAGATCCAAACATTATCATCTTCAGGATGGACGATGTTGAAGTTTTCCCGACTCGCGACGCCAATAACGTTAAAAGTGTAGCAGGCCAGAACCTGACTTTTAAAACCGGAGCTCACGCCATTGCAATATATGCAACTCCCGACAGCATCAAACGAAACGATACTGGTGAAGGTGATATGGATGCAAAAGGATTTATCCACAATCTCGAATTCGCACATCCTGGCGATGAAGTTGGATTTGAAGAATGGAAAGAAAATAACATCAATGAAAGACTTGGTGCATGTTCATTCCGTCGTGGTTTTCTGAAAGCAAAAATTCATGGTACTCCGAATGAACCTCTGATGTTTGATGTGGATGAACAAGACGATAAAGACGGTTTGAAAACAACCGTTAAAATGAAGTCTGTTATGCGTGGACCTAAATCGATGCTTTACCTGGGAACAAAACCAGTATTAGATACCGATGATGGCAGCGGTGGTGAAGGCATTTAATCGGTTTAAAATGCGATATGTGAAAGCCTGCAGAGATCCTGCAGGCTTTTTTTGTGTCCTTTATTTGCAATTGCAAATCAGCCAACTTCGGTAAACTCAAAAATTTACTGAAATGGAAAGAATTACCAAAAAAAACACTAAGACTGAAATACTTGCAGCTTATTATCAACTGTATACTACATTCGGAGAAGTTACATATCAGTTTGAAGCGTTAAAAGCTTCAATTAACGCCGTGCCATCAGAAACACAGGAAACTCAATTTGCTCCTGAACGGGTAACAGTTTGTATCCCTTACGTGAAAGCACTTGCACAGGGTAATGAATTACAGCTGGCATTGCGCGGATGGTCCGAAAACTTCAGGGAAGAAATGAATATTGTGGTGATCGGCGACCGTGAACCGTGGATGAATAACCTGGTACATGTGATCGAATGTGAACGGATCAGCAATAACCCGCCGCTCGATGTGGTCAATAAAATGATGCTGGCCATTGATTCTGACCTGGTAACTGAAAAATTCATCTGGGCAAATGATGATCAATACCTGATTACTCCCTGTATGCTGGCCGATTTTGAAACGCTAAAATGTACCGGCAAGTTGGAAAACAAACATCTTGGTTCGACACTATACCAGCAAAACAAAAAAAGAACAGCAGATTTGCTGATCAAAAATAATTGCTCAACCTGGGACTTTTCGATACATATACCATTTGTTTTTGAAAAAGAAAAACTCTTTGCATTAATTGCAACTTTCAATCTTCGCACTGAGCCACATTTGGTTGCTACGCTTTATTTCAATTACTATTTTCCTCGCTTTGTGCCTTACGAATGCGAAGGACCTATTCCACTTGAACACGACAACCTGAAAATTGGTGTTTACCGCCAAAATGCTGATTTGGATCGGCTTCAAAAACTATTGTTGCGTAAAAAGCTGATCAGTAATTCAGAAAGCGGATGGACCGATAAACTATCGGAAATCCTTAATAGCTTTTTTTCATTCAAATGCAGGTTCGAAAACTAAAATTAAAAGCTGACCGGGTAAAGGTTGTAACCTGGATGCGAAGCGGGGCACCTGTTAAATCAGGTGTCGCGCTTTATGCATCCTTATTCCCGGATCAGGTTTTTCTTTCTGAACTAAAAAAAGATCCTGAAGGAAATCGCGAAAGGTTATACTTAACTATTTGCGACATGATGGATATTACATTTTTTAAATTTCAAACAATAGTCAACGAAAATCATGAAAAAAGTAGTAAAAAACCAGAGTCTGGAGAAGTCGGGCATGGAAGTGAAGAATCAAAGAAAGAGATTGAAGTCAGGATTAGAAAAGATAGGAATAAGCATTCCTTTAGGAACGATTGGCCATTTCTTTCCAGACCAGAATGTCCCCCACAACTTAAGGCATTAGCAGCCGATAAAATCAGCTGCTGGGAACGATACACCGAAGCCCATAAACAACTGTTCGATTGCTCCAGTCTGGATGAATGTTACCAGGTTGCTCATGCTCTGATCGAGAACTTCAAAGAAAACAGGCAGATTCATGAGGAATTGGATTACTATAAGCAACATGGAACGGTATTAGGACAACACCGCATATTTGATCAATACAAGCGATTTGACGAACTCAGGGGCAAAAATGTAATAGAGCTGGTTCAGCTATATAGTAAAACATTGCCGCACCGGATTTGGCGTATCGAGAGCGAAATTAAGAAAGCTGACAAACCACACCTAAACGGTGAACGCGAAGCCAGGTTAAAAGAAGTGCAGGGAGAGCTGGCAGAGGTTAAACGAATATTAGGAATCAATGGCTAAATTCTTCAACATACAGGATCTGAAGCCAAAGCCATTTGAAAAAGGCGAAGAATCGGGGCTATCGACCAAAGAAACCAATTCGAAGTCGCTCCGGATCCGCTTTGATGAAATGCACGAACAAAAGGTTGCAACCATCAAAATGCTTTGCGGAAAACTTCCTGAAGAAAATGAAGTGTTTTTCCTTGAATCGACCAATAGTTTTAATGCTTTTACTTTCATCGTTTACCTGATCAAACATGCCGGAAGGATTGATGATCTGTTTATTGCTACCTATTCAATCAATACCCGGATCCTGGATAGTTTATCGAGCCGGATCCGCAACAATGAGATTGGTGACATCTGCCTTTACATCGCCGAAAGTATTAGATACCGGATGCCAAAAGTAAAAGACCAGCTCGACATGATGATTAAGAGCATGGATAACTTTCAGGTTGAATATGCCTGGACACATAAAAAAGTAATGGCTGCCCGTGTGGGCGATGCTCATTATGTGATCGAAGGATCAGGAAACTTTTCGGAAAACAGCGCAGAGGAACAATACATTTTCATGAGATCAAAACGAATTTATGAATTTAGAACCGGATATACTAAGTGAATGGCCCTGGTGGTTTCCGCTTAATGAAATTGAAAACCTTGAGTACATTGCTGCAGTTGGCTATACTCCAGAGAAGATTGCCATGTATTTTGGCATCGATAAGGATACCTTTTTGCTTGAGTTCTATCGTGAGGACAGCCGGATCATGTTCCATTATGAGCGCGGTATCCTGGTGAATGAAGCGAACGAAACGATTGCAACCCAAAAAGCAGCCAACGAAGGAAATGCTACCCAGGCGCAGCGCCTCGATAAACGACGGTTTCAAATCAGGTTTCAGGAATTGAAAGAAAGGATCATCTATGGCAAAGAATAAGTTCGAAGTCAGCCGGTACCACGAAATTGCTGAATACATTGAGACAGGCAGCAAGTCGAATCTAACAGATGATGAGCTTGAATATCTGGATATCCTGATTAAAATGAATTCTATGCGCCGTAGGTATGGTCTGAATGAAACCATAGCATTCTTTATCAAAAAACCCTATAGTATAAGCCTTTACCGTGTCAAACAGATGTTTGAGGAATCAATCAACTTGTTTTATTCTGATGAAATCTTAGATAAGCGTGCTGCACGCAACCTGAAGGCCGAACAGTTTGAACAGGTTGCCCAACTTGCACTTGAAGGCGCTCAGTCGGTTAAAGACCTCGAAATTTGGAGAGCTTTGCAATGGGATAGCTACAAAGCCCGCCAATTGGATCAGCCCGACCCGATCAATATTCCAAAAGAATTATACGAACGGCCAATTAAGATTTATACCATGAACCCGGTTCAGGCCAAATTACCACCAATCGACCGCAATGCACTTGCTAAAGAAATTGACGAACTGGATGAATCGGCCGCAGACAAAAAACGCTGGAAACAAGAAGCAATGGTTGAAGATATTGACTTTATAGAAATGCTCAATGACCAAACCGACGAAAATTGATCTGGACCGTCCGGATGTGGAAGTCCGATACATGAACTGGTTGGCGCAAACCAGTGGAATAATGATGCCCGGATCACTTTATTTCATTGGTGGCCGTGGATCAACCAAAACAACCGCATTTCAGGCGGAACGCCTTCAGGAAATGGTTTACGATATGCCGGGAGCTCCTGTCGCCCTGGTTGCCGATACGTTTACCAATCTTCAGAAAAATGTTTGGCCAACCATGCAGGAAGGTTTGCGCCTCCTGGGATGGGAAGAGGATATTCATTATGTGGTTGAAAAAGAACCGCTGGAACACTGGAAAGAAAAGCCGATTAATATTATCTCCAGCTATAAGCACACCGTTATATTTTTCAACGGATTTAACCTCACTTTCATTTCGCTCGACCGGCCATCCACAGCAGCCGGTAAATCCTATGTTGCCATCATTGGTGATGAAGTCAAATTCTTCCGGGAAGATAAAATCGCCAAACTGACCAAAGCTGTTCGCGGATTTAAGGTCAGATATGGACAATCTCCATTCTATCGGTCCCAGACCTTCACAACCGACATGCCCAATCCGAATTTGATTGGTGAGCATGACTGGATCCTGAAGCATCGCAAAAGAATGGAGGTTAAACAAATCGTCCGGATTCTGAAAACTGGCTTTGTTTACAATGATATCAAAAAGGAATATGTAATCGCTAAGGATTCGGGCGACCGCAAAGAATTGGCAATTGTAAAACGTAAACTCGACCGATGGGAAGCCCGGTGGAGAAAGGTCCGCAAAAAATCTGTTTTCTTTTGGGTGGCCAGCTCATTCATCAATGCTGACATTTTAGGCGTTGATTTCTTCTCTGAAGAGTTCGAAACCGACCTGGAAGACGTTGCACAGGCAATACTTTCACTGAAGCCGAAATTAATGGCCGGAAATCGCTTTTATTCAAAGCTTACAGAAAAGCATTTCTATCAGGATGGGGCCGATGCACACTGGAGTGACTATTTCGGCATCCGTGATACTGAAGACTGCCGTATCCTGGCTAAGTTAGATAAGATAAAAGCCATCGATGCAGGAATGGACTTCGGCAATATGACATCAATGATCATTGCCCAGGATGGCAAGAAAAAACGTGAATACAATCTATTGAAAGAATTATATGTACTACCTCCCAATTCTATTAGGCAGTTAGCAGATCAGTTCATTGAGTACTTCAAGCCACACGAAGAGAAGACACTTAACCTATACTATGACCGTGCAGGTAACAACTATAGCAAGTCAGGACAGGACCTTGCATCTCAGATCAAGAAAGCAATTGAAAAGAATGAGGAAGGCAAACGTACTGGATGGAAGGTTATGCTTAGGTCAATCGGACAGGCTACCATTCATTCAAATACTGAGTATAACTTCATGATCGATCTGCTATCA